ACACCCAGACGGGCATTGTTCGTTAGGTACAGGTTATCGAGCATTTGACGAGTAACAGTGGACTTGATTAGCTGGATGTCCATCGTCCGGTCTGCCAAGCTCTGACCAAAGAACTTGTGCGGAATGGGAATCGGGCAAAGGCTATGGAACGGAACTAGGTCACATTCCTCGTCATCTAGGATTTCGTTGCCAGCGTAAACAATCTTCCGTAACTCTGCGATACCGTCGCCATTTATATCAATTTTGATATAGCACTCATAGACCTCACAGACCTGCATCGTAGGGTCAAGGCTGATATTCTCGTCCGGCTGCTCACCCTGAGAGAATCGGGCTACTCGCTCAACTGTGTACTGAAGATCGTCGTAAGAAGGCAATCCCTCGACCACATCCTTATCGAACCCCATCGCCACCAACTCTGAGCGAGTCAGCAACCGACGATGAGCCACAAACGGGCTATCTTCAATAGTTCTTGCCGATTTGCTAATCAGGAATTCTTCAGGCGGCACGTTCTCAATCTTTACGCAGCCGTATTTCTTAACCTTCTTGACCTTGACCGAGTACATCGGAATCTGGATCGGGAAGCCCATCGGGTCAACGCCACCGTCAACAAACTCAACGTTACGGCTGACCACCTCGATAGCAGGGTCAGACAGCAGCAGGGCTAATTCATCTTCGGTCAGGTTCTTGTAGGACTCTTTATTGACATCCTCTTTGGCATCCCAATAAGCCTTGACTACGCCAACCTTCATCATTAGCGCGTCTTTGAACCAGTTATGCAGGAGGATTAGACCGTCATTCTCGCGGTAAAAGACCCAGTTACAGTAGTCTGTAGCCTGTTTAGCAGACGCTTCATCTTCTGGAGTCTGTGGCTCAAAGGAAACAATATCCTCGGTAGTCGTAAAGACCCGGATAAGTTGTGGCAACGCACCATCGATAGCCTCAGCTACCTCGCCAGTGACGATCTGGCTGCGTCCTTCAATCTCGTTACCATAGGGATAACGCAGGTAATACTCTAGGGCTTTTGCCCGTTGGTCTGTAGTCTCGGTATCAATGTAACCGATGGAATTATCGATTTCATTCTCGATAATACTTTTGATCTGACCGGAATCCATCTTCATAGCACATCCTTACGGAGTTTTGCCTATTATACAATCCATTTTGTAGAAATTGGCAACGTTGTCTGCCATGAACTATCTCGCTCGTCAAGACCTATTGCAAGGTATCTAAAAGCATCAGCGGCATGGCTAGACCAGTCATGTAGCGGTTTCTCATAGAATATCTGCCGCTTCTCGTCATGCTCTCGACGGTAGTTCCTTAGCGCATCTAGCCCCTGCTTGACCCTTGGATGGAACCAGCACCGAGGCAGCAATCTCCTGACAGCTTGTATCCCGTCAGCGACCGACAGTCTAGGCGCAACCGTTATTGATAGCCCTGCTTCCTCTAAGACTTCCTTACGGCTCTTGCCTGTGCCTAGCTCTCTCACCTGTACGTCATGGGGCAGGATATGGCTGAATCCCTCGTAATCGTTCTCTCGTAGCCAATTGACGTACCAATCTAATCCCTGTCCATGGTTTTCGACGAAATCGAGTAATCTAATTTCCTTTCCAGCCAATTGAGCAACCCATATAGCCGTACTGTCACCCATTCCAATATCCCATGCAGTAAAGCTACGGCACAAATCATCGCGAGGAAAGTCAGTAATATGGCTATCCCTTTCAAGCTCGTTAATAATTTTGCCATAGTAAGACCCCTCAACTGCTGCGTTAAAGGAACACTCGAACTCTTGGTTATACCGATCCTCACCCATCTCTCGATAGGCTGCTTTAAGCTCTGCGTCCGGCAAAACCCCTGTCTGACTAGCCTTGAACTCTAGGAATCGCCAGCCTTCCTCGGTCTTAGCCCTGTCCGCTAACTCAGCGAAATGGTTATTACCTTTAGGAGTGCCAATGAAACAAGCCCACCCAAGACGGTCGGCAAGAGCAGGTCGGACGATTTCGTTCCAAATACGTGGGTTCTGATCGCCAACTTCGTCGATAACCACGCCATCAAAATACTGCCCCCTAAGACTGTCAGGATTATCAGACCCATATAGACTAACCCTACGCCCATAAAAATCAGCACGTAACTCAGAGACATTGTAGGTAGCTCCTAGTGATCTGGTGTACTTCTGAAGGTAATCCCACGCTACCCTTTTGGCTTGTCCGTAGGTAGGCGCAATGTAGGCAAATCGTGGGTCTGGCTTGTCGCACTCGATAGCGGACTTGATGAGATGGTTGATTGCGCTAACAGTTTTCCCAAATCTTCTGTGCGCAACTACTACGGTAAACCGATGGCTGTCGATAGCTTCATGTATCTGTAGCTGGAGTTCCCTCGGCTGGTAGTCAATAACTATCTCTGTCACTTAACGTATCCGCAGTTCAGGCATTTGCCGTTGACTAGGAAAGCACTGCATTGTGGGCAATTTACTGGCTTGTAGCTCATTTCTTTCCTCCCCATCTGATAACCATCTCCTGAGCTTCCCCGTCCTTACCTGTCACCTCAGTCCTTGCCAGCTTAGGTATGTGGTACTCACTCAACTTCTGCATCAGGTCTAGTGCCTTAGCCGGATCAGGCTTCAACCCTAGCACCTCATCGCCTTCAGCTACCCTCTGTAGCCATCTGTCCATGTAAGGCACGTTCTTCTCTAGCAAAGTGGCTATAGCGTTACGCACTACTGTAGTGGACTTATTAAGGCTTCCTGCTGGTCTGCCCTTCCCTGCGTTAGTTAAGCCGGGATATTTATTTTCTTCATCTTTAGTGATTTCTGTTTCCATTTTTGCATTACCTTTCGGGTGTCATGCGTAAATAAGTTCGTACATATCCGGGCGGTTTTCCATTATCCACGCCCTCGGTTCCTCATGGCTCTTTTTGAAATCAACGCCTATCGTCTGGCTCCCTGCGTGATGCACATAAGCCCTACTGACGAAATGCTGATAACCCGCCACGTTCAAGTCATGACATATTATATTATCTGAATACCAATTAGTTGACGGGAACTTGGCTACATTCCATGCTTCCCGGCTGATGCTTGCCCAGATAGGCGCAATCACCGGAGCAACCTTAATCTGCTGCTCACTTTCCCACCCTAGCGCACTGCGTCTATCCCCATCGACCGGGAACCTAATGTTCTGATCCGGCAATACATAGTCGCTCCTAGCCCCCAGAAACCCGACTTTGAAGCCTCTTTCTCTCAAAACCTCAGTGTCTTCTCTCATTAACGATAGCGTATTTGGATTAAGAACCACATCATCATTAGCTAAAATCAATGAGTCAAACTTTCCATGCTCGAAGGCATAGTCGATGGCTGCGTTATAAGCATCTCCGAAATTGGTAGCAGGATTGGGTCGGTAGATGAGATTGTCTGTGATTTCTCTTGCTCTAGCCCATAATCCCAGATTATTACTACATAAGTAAACGGGCAGCTTGTCACCATAAACGCGAATAGACTCCAACAGCACCGTTATGCCGGGGTTGTTTACCGTACAGATTACGATTGCTTGCATACGCCCCAGAAATACAAATCTGCTGGACTACTGTTAACTAAAAACTCATAGACTGTAAACTTATCCAAATCGCAGTTTTCCCTAAAGTCCTGCTCCGTTAGGTTCCGGTAGTAATCACCGCAAAATGGAGCATCATCCGGGCTTGTACGCCTCGTTCCATGCTCAGGTCTGCCCGTCGTAGCACAGGTAAAGAAGACCAGCCCTGAAGCCATCCTAGCCATGTTATTGAAGGTCTTTACCCATTCCGGGTTATGTTCAAAGCACTCGCAGCTAGCCACCACGTCGAAACTGCTGTCTGGGTAGGTAAGCTCCTCACCTTTAGCCACCACATCAACCCCTCGTCCTTCGCCCAGATCAACCCCGGTATAGTCGCAGCCAACAAAGAATTGCCGGATAGAACCGTTAATGTCCAGACTGCCGATCTCTAAGACCTTAGCCTCGAAAAAATACTGTGGGAATTGCTTTTTGACGCTAGCAACAAAGTCTAGCTGGCTCTGGTGGCTCATTTTTTCTTGTTTCTTGCGGATATAGCGGCTGCTTTAGCCTTGGCATCAGCCTTTGAACTAGCTCCCCATGCCTTTAGACTCAGGAGCAACCTAGTAGGCTCACCGTTAGGCTTACGTTCTGCTCCGGGCATATTACCCATCCGGGCTAAAAATGAAGCACGACGAGGATTATCGCCAGATTTAATAGGAGGCTTAAGATCAGAGCCGGGATTCTCAGCCTCGTAGGACTTGCGACCCTTTTCGTTAAGACCGCCCTTGGCATTTTTACCAGCCTTCTTAGTCCATGCTGCGCCCATTTTTACCCCGTTTTTGCTTGCCCATAGGAATCTTGATCTCGATTTCTATTTCATTAACACCATTTTTCTTTTTTTCTTTTTCTTCGTCGAGATACTCTTTTAGCAACTCTTTGTCAGATTTCTTCTTTCCGTTCTTCATTTTTTCCTCGGCTTGGCTGTCTTAGCTGATTCTTTAAACGCCGGAGCAGTAGGCGCACCTTTAGAACCCGGTTTACGCATTTTCTCGCCAGAACCCTCAGCGATACGTTTCCGTTTAGCAGCGATATTCGCATAAAGTCCGGGCTTCATTTCTTCTTGCCCTTCTTAGCCATTCCAGCCTCGCTTAGAGCAATGGCAATCGCCTGATCCTTGGACTTGACCACCTTGCCACCCTTACCGCTGTGCAAAGTACCCTCCTTAAACTCACCCATGACCTTGCCGACCTTCTTTTGAGCCTTAGACATCTTTTTCATACGACCTCCAGATAACCACGTTCAAAGAACAAGCCAATGGTCTTTCTATGAGCTTCTTCCCACATTTCTAACCGCTGCTGCTTGGAAAGATTCTTGCCTTGGTCAAGCTCAAAATGGCATAAAAAACAAAGGCTAGCAATCCTAAAATCACTAGCCTTTATACCCTTTCCTTTCCCATCTCGCAACTGATTCGAGTGGGCTGCGACTACCGTTCCGTCCTCCTTGCCGCAATGCTGGCAGGGTAGGTCTCTAGCCTTTTCAAGTAGCTTCTTGTTTCTGTACATTAAAGTTCTTAGCCGGATAATTTACGAAACTCTCGCCCTCGTTGCACTCCTCGCAGCAGGTAACGACCTCGCCAGACATATCCCTAGCCCTCGGAACCTCATCCCAATCTACTACCCAACCGCAATACTCACATTGTGCCAAATTGCTATCATCGATCTCGTTCATTGTGTCACCCTATCCATTGTTCGATTAGAAGCCTCCTGACTGCGCCATACGTCAATCCTAGCCTGTGCTGCAATTAGCTTCCACCTAAGCTCCTCAGCAGCCTCTACAGCCGCCTGAAGCCCTTTTAGTAAGGCTTGGTACTCTGGATGAGCATAAGCCTGATTTTCCCTGTCTGCGACTGTATTCCCTATTGCCTGACTGAACAGGATTGCTTTCTTGCTTTTACGAAACTCCTCTAGGTAAGTAACCTCGGCTTTAGCCTTAGCGTAAGCCGTAGAGTTTTTGTAGATGAAATCAATACTTTTATGAGGGTCAATTGTTTCCATCATAACCAAACCCATCTCTGTAAATTTTTTATGTTTCTAACATGACTAGCAGAAACACCAAATTTTTTTGCGATTTCTACCGCAGACTGACCATTTTTTAATTCATTTTTTATTTCTAAAATTAAATTAGTTGGATATTTGTTTTGACCATTTCTAATTCCCCTATTTGAAGTTCCATGAATGACCCGATCCATCTGATTTGCTTCAGGCGTATCAAGCCTTAAATTTTCGAGTCTGCAATCCGTTTTAATTCCATTGTTATGACAAACTTGCAATTTGTTATCAACCCGACCTAAAAAGGTATTAGCCATAAGTATGTGAACATCAAAAGACTTTGACTTTTCTTTTGTTGTTAATCTGATAATTAAATAACCTCTTTTACTATGTAATTGATTTTTTAAAATTCTTCCCTGTCTTGCTCCATGTGTTTTTTTAATCCTCATGATTTCGCCATTTTTTGATATGGCGTAAGAATCCTCAAATCCTTTTATTGGGGAAAATCCTTCAGGGATAACAAAATTGTCCATAAAAAAACCCTCTAGTTTTGGTTTTCCGTGTGCCAGCACGTTCCCACTCAAGGGATTGAAAACCAAAGCTAAAGGGCTTTAGTGTTGTCAATGCTGGCACAATGACGATTTAATTATATATCAACCTGCATACCGAGCCTCAGTGATGGAGACTCGGATTGCCTCAATCAGCTTCTCAGCGTTCTCAGGCGAGATTGACAGGTTTGCGCTGCCGTTGGACAACATCACGTTAATCCAGACGTTTTTGCCAATCGTATCGACGAAAATTGCTGTGTGTTGGGTTGTTCCTTCAACTTTCATATTGCCCCCTAAAAACCGGGGTTTCCCCCGGCTGGTTGATTAGTTAATTAGTTTTAACTTGTTGATTCCGCCACGATTTCCAATCAGCATTTGAACCGTCACGTTTTTTTCAAACCACTTAGTTGAATTTAAGTTACTTGCAAAAACAAAAACTTTATCGCCAATTTCTTGAAAATTAAATTCGAGTTCACCAT